AGAAAGGCGCGCCAGCATCGACTCCGACAGCTCCTGCGATGGAGCGTACCGAGAACGTGTATGAGTATCGCCTTGCCGATATCGCCATCAACGCTGGTGTGACCACCGTTGCACAGGCTGGCATCACGGATCAGCGCGGTTCCGCTGACTGCCCGTGGATAACATCGCTCATTAATCAGATGGACACATCGACCCTACTCGTCCAGTGGCAGGAGGCGTATCAAAAGTTCTATGACGATTCGGATGCTACGTTTGATGCGTGGTTCGCACACCTGAAAGAAACCGTGGCAACCCAGACGCTGATCAGAACGTTCACCTCATACTATGTCACGAGTGCGCAGGATGAAACGGTCATCCCCATCGACATCACACAGTTCAACGATGAACTGGATATCCTACAGGTCCATATCAACGGGTTGATGCTGGTGCAGGACGTGGATTATACCATCGCGAGTATTCCGACCAATCAAATCACCCTCACCAAGCCAGTTGACGCTGGAACCCCCATCGCGTTCACCGTCTATAAATCGGTGGATGGGTCCGAGGCGGAGACTATCGTAGCACAGGTCGAAGAGTTGCAGGATATCGTCGATGCGTCTAAAGTCACCAACGATACGGGCGGTGTCAAAAGGTCGATTACAAGCGGGGACCTGCTGACCACGTTCAAGAGCATGGGGGTGGGATTCCACACGATCCTCGCATCCAATGCCGTTACGAACATTCCCAAGGCAGGACAGTATTACAGATGCTTCGGACACATCACGGACCTCCCTTACGGGTGGATCATCGCCATTGGAGGGGACAACAAGGCATACATCAATTTCGCCACTGGGGAGACGTCTTGGACTGGTTGGAACGAGTTGACGAACAGCACCCAGATAACAAACGACACGGGCGGGACCAAGATTTCGGTCACAGACACGACCAAGAACGTCCTTACGGAGTTCGCGAACGCTGGAACTGGGTTCCATACTATTTACACCGTTGCGGGCGTTCAAGGTACACCTGCGACGGGCGCATTCAGGTATCAGGGACATCTCACGGGTACGGGCAACGGCTGGCTCATGGCGTTCCAAGCCAACGGGTCGATCTATGCCAACTATCTCGTCGGAGGGGCGTGGAAAGGCTGGAAAATCGTGTACGATTCCAATCCTTCGGCATTGTGGACTGGTGCATCGTTCATGAATGAAACGGCGAATATCGCGCCATCCAAGAAGCTTTCCGAGTGCGCTCATGGTTGGGTCCTCGTGTGGTCCGATTATGACGATGAGACTGGAACGGCGAATCAATATGACAACGTGACGACCATCGTCCCCAAGCTGAACGGCGTGGAGAACGATTGGAACGGGTCGTCGCTGTTGTGTATGCTTCCGACCGATGTGACCGCCGAGGGTGTGGCTACAACGTGCGTCAAGCGTTTGTACATCTACGATGACCACATCACAGGATACGTCGGGAACAACGTCGGCGCGTCGGCTCGTGACGTGGTTCTCCGCGCGATCTACGAATATTGAAACATCTTTCGGGGAGCCATCCCCGATTTTATTCTATTTTGTCATACAAAATATTATATACTCTCGATGCTTAATCAGTCCTGTCGGGGAGAACCCGACAGGAGATATGAAAAATGAGACAGTATGAAGCCCAGATGATTGCAGAAGACCTGTTCCATGGGGGATGGAGAGCCGAGGACCGCGACGAGATTCAGAATTGCTACGGGTTCGAAGGCGAAGACCTGGACACAATCTGCGACTTCATCGCCGAGATGGAGGTGGCTTGAATGAAGTGCGTCGGAAACGAGGAATACGAATTGACCAGAGCAGAAATGAGGGAGTACCTCAAGAACGAAATCAGAGGGATTGACACCTCCGAATCGTTCTTTATCCAGTACAAGGACGGCTCGATTAGATCCTTCGGACACGACGAGTACAACGGAGAATGGTTCAGTATCCAGAACATCGCCTATGCCCAGACCATCGGACCAGATGGGATGTACCTCTTCGGAAAGGAGGTGGCTTGAATGATATTTACAATCACGTGTCCCAAGTGCCAGAGTGACAGACTGAAATCGAAGTACATAGACGAGGATGGATCGGAAACATTCGTGTGCCTAAGCTGTATGTCGAGATTCACCGTTTCATACATCATGGATGAAGAGGATGTGGAGTGAATAATATTGTATGATAAAATCATACAAAGTATTATATACCCAGTCGTCCATATAGATATTGTAGGGAACGAGGAAGCCCAACAAGGAGATATGAAAAATGGCAAGATACGAGGATGTGTTTTACGCGATGATGGAAGCGAGGGGATACACCGATATAGACTTCATCGACCTGGATATGTTTGGACACGCACTGATGGAGGGAGTCAACTCCGAGGGTCAGACGGTCAGGGTCAAGATATCGATCAACATGGAGGTGGCTTGAATGGCAAACTGGTATAGCATCTATAATTACGCTACCAACAGACACGATTTCAAGGGGGACGACTTCGACACATTCGTTAAGAAGTTCAGGAATCAGGCTAAGAAGGGTCGCAAGGTTGCTAAGTACATGGTTGCAAAGGCGAACGGAAAGACCTATTACAAGGTCTTTATCCAATGAATGGAGGTGGCTTGAATGGCAGTCGAATACGTTGTCAAGAGCTGGACGTTGAGCGAGACCCAAAGGAAGACGTTCGATAACATCCTCAAGGCGGTGGATTACGCCAGAGGAAGGACGTATGTACCTGGTATGCTAGGTGTGGAGCTGTTCACGATCGCAGATGAAATCCAGGTGGATGTAATAGACGTGGAGTGAAGTTCGCATGGCGGGGCGTAAAGTGTCGGGGTTCGTGCAAGGGTCAACCATCCCATCTGATCCGAGCGCATTTCATATCTCCGTTTTCCCCGACACGCGCAAACCCGCCATGGGACGCTAGTTGAAGAGTTGATACTATGGGAACGCGGTATTTTGTCATCACGAGTAATAGACGGTTCGTGTACGGGCAGAATCTGGTCAATTTGTGCCAGAAACTGACGAATCTGGGGTTGAATCTTCCAGACATCAAATACGAGGTGTGGGGCTATGAGTCGGGGACCGTGGATTTCGTCATGTGGTACGATCCAAAACGCGATGTTTGGACAAGGCACGTACCCGCACACGATGAGGACATCACGCATACCAAGCAGATGAAAGCCCAAAAACCCCCAGTTATCGAGGGTGGAAAATGACGAAGACCATCTATCGTATGGTGGATAATCGCGGGAAAAACCTACTTTGGGGACGCGATCATTTCGACAGCTATCAGGAAGCGATGGATTGGGCGTGGATGAAAAGGGATGAATATCGCTTGGTGAATATTTCATGGCATCTTACGCTTACTGATGTTCCCAGCGTCTGGGTGTGGATGTATGTCTTCGAGGTGATGAAATGAATGATAGAGCGTGCTATCAGTGCATTCATTACAAAGCTGATCACGACGGATGTTCCTATTGTGGAAAAACCACGCGCTGGCTTGGAATACACGATAAAGCCTACTGTTGTGTACATTATCAGGATATCGATGAGGAATGAGGGATAGTATGAGATACAAGACGTTGGAACCTAGGAGAGCGACTATCGGGAGCGCAGGGTATGATTTCTATGCACCCGACAACTACGACCTTGAGCCTGGAAAATGGACGGTCATCGATACCGAAGTGGCGTTCACGGATGAAGATAGGTGTCTCGATTTCGGACGCTGGTTCATGGCGATATTCCCGCGTTCGGGATTGTCGTCCAAGCACGGGTTCAGGATCATCAACACCGTTCCGATAATCGACATGGATTATAGAGACACCATAAAACTCAAAGTCACCGTGGATGAGCCTTATAGTCTCGTAGCGGGTGAAAGATTCGCACAGGGTATCATCCTACCGTTCGGCGTGTTTCATAGCGAGATAAAGCCAGAAACCGCACGCAACGGCGGATTCGGTTCAACAGGCAAGGTGTGAGAATGGGTAAAACAGCAATCAGAGACGAACCCGTATCCCATTACGATCCAGTGGAGTGTCCGAGTCATTACATCGAGGGTAGGGCCTACGAACCCATCGATGTGATCGAGGATTGGAAACTGGATTTCTGCCTTGGGAATGCAGTCAAATACATTTCAAGAGCGGGAAGGAAGAACGACGAAGTGGAAGACCTCAAGAAAGCGTTGTGGTACATCCAGCGTAGGATAATGCAGTTGGAGGAGTGAGGATGAGTGATTTTGCGATAGGCGTAGTACTATTGGTGCTTGTGGGTGCGATGGTCGCATTGATGTTCTACGGCATCTACATGAAGGTCGTAAGACCCAGGCAATGGCGTGTTGAAATGAATGGACACAGCTACAATGTGACGGGAGTTGTGAACGATGCGCTGGAATCGGCTTCCCCTTACACTGGGAAGCGTTGCACTTCGGTGTATTTGTGCGACATGGGATAGTTCGCGACCATCGATGATCCCGTGATAATCAAGCTGGCAGAGGGATTGGGGAAGATAGTCGCCGATTGGTCGGAGTACGACAGGGCGGAGTTCATCCTTAGATTCGTTCAACAGAACGTCACTTACATCACCGATGAAAAGAGATTCGGACAGTGGCATAAAGAGAAATGGGTATTTCCAGTGGACACGTTGAAAGCCAGGCTCGGAGACTGTGAGGACAAGTCCTTTCTGTGTGATGCCTTGATGCGTCTGAACGGACTGGATGCCGTTCTGATCAGTGTGCCTGGTCACATATGTGTGGGGGTCAATCTGAACAATGTGCTAGGCGGAAGGAAGTATACATACGATGGAAAGCTGTACTATCATGCCGAGACAATCGAAAACATCCCTATCGGAAGTTTCACGCGCGACCTGGGAGAACCCGATTGCATAATGCCAGCGAAGCTTCCAGATAAGGACTTCCTGGAAAGATTGCGTGATGACTATTGAACATTAGGAGGAAAAAGAATGGGTAATGTGAGACAGTGCGATAAGGTAGTCACTGCTAGCGGTGGATCGTTGTCAGTCAATCTGACCAAGGAGTTGAAGACCCTCGGCATCGGCAAAGGCGATATCGTGCGTATAACCATCGCTAAAATCGAGTGAAACCATTTACCGCCGAAAATCGGCGGTTTTTCTTTATCCCACGGCTTCAGCCCATGCTTTGCGATGCGACCAGTATCTCCGTATCGCTTCCCGTTCGTCGATTTCCTGACGCTGATACTTGATGCTGTCCCGCATGAACTCGAAATAGATGTGTTCCAGCGTCAATTTCATCTTCGGCAGTTCGATTCGTTGCTGGAAGTACGGCAGGGTGTCCAATAGGACCCCAGCGACCTCGGATATGATCAGGACCAATGCCCAGATGTTGGCGTGATGGTGGTTATGGAGCCATGATGAAATCGAATAGATCGATGACAATGTTATCAGTAGTTTCAGCCAAAGCGTCACCCTCATGGCTTTCTGTGCCTTATCCTTCGTTTCTTGTATCTTCTTGTTGAATTCCTCTATCGACATCGCATACATCTTGACGATATCCATGTTGAGATTATGCGAGTTCGCACTGATTTTACGCTTTTTGAACAACATCTCATCACCCTTTCTGAAATTATTGTGCATAAAAAACCCGTAGAAAATCCAAGTTAAAACCATCCAACAAAGGAGGTTTTAATCATGTGGAATCAAGTCTATGAGCCATTGAACGGCATCTGGATCAGCGCATCGGTTGCGATCCTGCCGATATTGCTGTTCATCGTTCTATTGGCGTTGTTCAAAGTCAAAGGGTGGTTGGCGGGCGTGATATCCGCCATATTCGCGGGTATCGTCGCTGTCGGTGTCTATGGTATGCCAGTGTCTAAAGTCGCGTGGACGGGCGCGTATGGTGTGTTAGCGGGCATCTATCCCGTTGCCACAATCGTACTCACCGCCATATTCCTTTACAAACTGTCAGTCAAGTCGGGGAAGTTCGAAATCATCAAAGAATCGATAATCTCGATAACTCCCGACCGACGTATCCAGGTTCTGCTGGTCGCGTATTGTTTCGGGGCATTCTTGGAGGGTGCGGCTGGATTCGGCGCACCCGTTGCGATAACCGCCGTGATTCTCACGGGATTGGGATTCAAACCCGTACAGGCGGCGGGTCTCTGTCTGGTCGCCAATATCGCGGGTGGATCATACGGAGCGATGGGGATACCCGTAACCACCCCAGCAACCTTGACGGGTCTGGATGCGTTGGAGGTCGCATCGCGAACGACGTACATCATCCCGTTCATATCCTTGATGCTCCCGTTCCTATTGGTCTTCCTGATCGATGGATTCAAGGGTATCAAGGAAACATTGCCAGCAACACTCGTATGTGGTGGGACCTTTGCGATAGTGCAGTTCGCGGTACTCAACACGATCGGCGCGCCGTTGGTGGATATCTTGAGTTCATCGATAACGATCATCGTACTCATGACGTTCCTACGAGGAAAGCAGAAACATTCACTCGGAACCATAACATACGCATGGCTCCCGTTCATCCTATTGACGGTGTTTGTCGTCATCTTTTCCAAGGTCACATTCGAGGGCTTCATCTTGAAGTTCGAGATTCCGACCGTTCATAATCTGATCATAAAACACCCGCCGATAGTCGGCGATGCAACGCCTTTTTCAGCGTTGTTCAACGTGGATTTACTTTCCTCGACTACTACGGCTATCGTGTTGGCTGGATTGCTCACCATCGTCATATATCGGCTCAAATGGGGCATGATAAAGGAGAGCATCATCGAGACGGTCAAGGAACTACTGGTTCCTATTGTGACGATATGCTCGGTTCTGGCGTTCGCATATATCTGCAACTATTCGGGGATGTCCTCGACCCTCGGATTGGCATTCGCTTCCACGGGTCGATTGTTCCCGCTGTTCTCACCTATTCTGGGATGGGTCGGCGTGTTCCTGACTGGTTCCGTGGTCAATTCGGGTTCGCTGTTCGCACCGTTGCAGACCATCACGGCTGATCAGATAGGTATCAGTCAGACGGCTATGGTGGCATCCAACATCATCGGCGGTGATATGGCCAAGATGATATCACCGCAGAGTATCGCCGTTGCAACCGCCGCAGTCGGATTGACTGGTAGGGAGAACGAGGTTTTCAGGTTCACAATCAAGATATCGCTCATTTTTCTGATCGTTGTCGGTGTTGCGAATTTCATCATCTATTAGGAGGGGTAAACAATGAAGAAGAAAATCAACAAGGTCGTCGTGATCGGCGTGGGTGCGGTCGGATGCTCGTATGTCTATTCGATGGTAAACCAAGGTGTCGCGGAGGAAATCGTTCTTATCGACATCAACAAGGAGAAGGCGGAAGGCGAGGCTATGGACATCATGCACGGGATGGCGTTCGCTCCGACACCTACCAAAGTGTGGGCGGGGGACTACTCGGATTGCAATGATGCCGATATGGTCGTCTTGACGGCTGGACTACCACAAAAACCAGATGAAACCCGTCTGGCACTGGTCTATAAGAACTCGAACATCATCCAGCGCATAACACGTCAGATAATGGTGTCGGGGTTCGACGGAATCTTTCTGGTCGCATCCAATCCCGTGGACGTTCTGACATACGTCGTCCTGAAAACATCTGGACTACCGCCGTCAAGGGTCATCGGATCAGGGACAACGCTTGACAGCGCACGCTTCAGGGTCATGATGGGCGACTACCTGAAAGTCGATCCGCGCAACATCCACATGGCCATCATGGGAGAGCATGGTGATTCCGAGTTCCCGATATGGAGCCAGGCATCGGTCGGAATCGAGACGTTGGATAACGTGCTGTTGCGACGCAACAACCCAGACGACGGGAAGGCGTTGGAGAAGATTTTCGCCGATACCCGAGATTCCGCATACCATATCATCGACCGAAAAGGCGCGACGTTCTACGGTATCGGAATGAGCTTGATGCGAATCACGAAAGCGATATTGAACAACGAGGATTCGATACTTCCAGTGTCGGTTCTCATGGAGGGGCAGTACGATCAGACCGACCTTTGCATCAGCTCCCCAGCGGTCATCAACCGTGAAGGTGTCAGGGAGATAATCGAGGTCAAATTGAGCGAGCATGAAATGGAGCAATTCACGCGGTCAGCGGAGATATTGAAGGATATGATCAAAAACACGTACAAATAAGAAAAAGCGAGCAAAGAGTCGGGGAACTCTGCTCGCTTTTTCACGTTGGTGGTATCTTAATTGAAACATTCGGCAATTATTACGATTAGCTTAAATTGATTAGAGTGTGTTAAATTTGTTGTTGCTGTTTTTAGATACACTGTTTTGGACTATCATATACACTACACGTTTTGAAACATAAGACGACAATGAATTTTCATACCTGATAAGGTCAAACATAACTTAGGTTCGCGTATTTTTGTTCGAATTCCGTTATATGCGCAAAAATATGAATTATCTTCTGACTACTCCAATTCAACCACCTCCAATAATCATTATTGCCACGCGCGGACCGTTCTATACATACTATTTCCGTAGCTCCATCATGGCGGGTATCCTAAATGATAACCATCATGACGGAGATAGCGGACATCAATCTTTCAGATAGATGTCCAGCTCGATGATACCGCCTTTCTGACGTCCCAAATCGATACATCCGTACTCGATGCGTTCTATGATGTCCTTCAACAATTCGTTCTTGATTTTGGCTGGGATGTCTGGATTCCTCAACGATTCTACCACCTCCGAGAATCTGACGATCCGTTCCTGATAGTCCACTTCATCAACCACAGTCATGCGTTCGTTCTCGATGGTCTCGGACACGGCTTTGATCCGTTCGGTCAACAACGCTTTACGTTCGAGGAATTCATCCTCGGTGTATATCTTCCGTTCCAAGTAGTCGAATAGTTTGGATCGTTGGGCATTGAGCGTTTCAAGTTCTTTTTCAAGAGATTCGATTAATCTGCGTTGCTTCTCCGCTTGTTGCAATTCTCCGCCGTTGTTCATCTTGAACTCGAATTCCTCGATGTGGGCGTTGAGATTGATGATTATCGCATCCATCACGTCATCGAATGGCATGGATTTCACCTTGCACAATTTGGATTCTGGGTGCAACAGGCGGGGTGCCTTTCTGCCCTCGAACTTGTCGTACCCTTGACGTATCATCTTCTTTCCGCATTTCTTGCATACCGCGATTCCAGCCAACGGGTTCGTTATGGTACTCATGGCTTTGATTGGAACGTTCCCTTCGAATAGCCGTTGGGCTTTCTGGAACATTTCATCGTCGATTATCGCGGGATGTTTTCCCTCTACGATCAGATGGTCCTCGGGCGTCTGTCGTCGCTTGGTCCGTTTCAATCCGTTCTCATCGAATTCCTTGGATGTTTTGCGTTTGAACCACTCGATTCTACCAGTGTACAGGCGGTTTTTCAGAATGTCCTTTATCGTCGCACGGTGCCATTCGGGCTTACCCGTTCGGGTCGGAACACCCATCGAGGTGAGCTTGGATGCAATCGCACCTGCGTTCATCCGATCGTTGACGAACCAATCGAAAATCAACTCCACATACTGCGACTGATCGTTCAATTTCAACGTTCGGTCACGCTTCCCGCGCTTGACGATATCGTACCCGTATGGAGGAAGGGAACCCACATAATTCCCCTCCTTGACGGATTGGATGATACCCTGTTGCATCCGTCGGCTGATCGTCTTATACTCCCGTCTGGACATGAACAACCCGAACTCCAAGTATTCCTCATCGAATTCGTTGTTCGGATCGTAGTCCTTCATGGGTGTGATTATCATCGTATTGGAAAGCTTGAACGCCTCCGCAACCGTACCCTGGTCCTTGGTGTCTCCACGCGCCAGACGTTCCAGCTCGACCACGAGGACGCCTTTGTATTTCCGCGCGTACACATCCTTCAACAATCGTTGCATCTCTGGGCGGTTCTCGATGGATTCACCCGAAACTATCTCCTTATAGACTTCACATATCTTGATGCCTTTTCGCTTCGCCAATTCGGTAAGAATCTTCTCGTGTCGTGCCAGCGTCTCCATTTCGCCGAGTGCTTCGGCTTCAACATCCGCACGGGACTTCCTCAAATACATCGCATACATCATTTTTCTCCCCTTTTATAGATAAGATATTTCGTGAATCTGATCAGTTCATCCATTTCATCATCCGATAAAGCCACGTCTCCGACTTCCTCGTACCATCGTTCGGTATTCTTTATGACCCGTGGATTGCTCGAATATATCGAGTGTTCCGACCCTTTGGAGGTGATGTTCACTCCGATCAATTCATCCACGGACCTATTGAAGAATCGAGCGAATTTTTTAATCAACGACAACGGAATCTTGCGGGTTCCAGTCTCGTAGTTGACAACCGACGTTTTGGATATGTCGAGTGCTTCCGAAAGTTCCTCTTGAGTCATTTTTCGCGCTTGTCGTAGCGACTTTATCTTCTCTCCGAATTCCAGATAATCCTTGCCGATGGGTTCCTGTGTTCTATTTCGTCCCATTTAGATCAACCCCTTTTCCCTATTATAACACGATTATCCCGCTACGCAACTAATTTTCCCGATTCGTAAAATTTTTATTCCAAAAGCGGAATAAACCCATTGACACGATTTTACAGCCCGTTGTATCATGTGGTTGTGAAAGTCGCGACTTGAAACAAAAGGAGGTCACGAAATGAAAGAAAAACGGGTTGCGTACCCTGGTCTCGTTGCAGTCATGGCGAGCCGTGGGGACACGCACGCATCGCTCGGAAGCATCCTGCACATATCGACATCGGCGGTCAGCCGTCGTATGACAGGCGAGGTGGAATGGTCGCTTGGCGAAATCAGAGCAATCTGCGAACACTACAAAAAGGGCTACTACGAATTGTTCGACGAAGGCGGTTGTCAGGATTCACGGTGAACCGAACCGTGACCGATTGAAGGAAGCGTGCAAGAAATACATGGAAAGGAGCGTGAGGGCATGAGTTTCATCGTTGCGGTGTTGCAAGTGACCTGCGGTGTGTTGCTTGCCGATTTGATAAAAAAGAGATTGGACCGATAAGTATGGTCGAGTTATATCCATTCCAACGGAACGGACTGAATGCCGTCGAAGACCTGAACCGTGTCGCGTTCTACTGGGACATGGGTACGGGAAAGACATTCGTAGGATCAGAAAAAATGGCCCAGCTGGGCGCGAAGGTCAACCTGGTCATCTGTCAGAAGTCCAAGATCGATGATTGGGTAAAGCATTTCCAATCGAACTACGATTTCGACGTGTTCGACCTGACCGATCGGGACACTTTGGAGGAGTTCATGACGTTCGCACCCGTTGCGAGGATGACGAAGGTCGGCATCATCAACTACGAGTTGGCGTTCCGTCGTTCCGAGTTGCGGAAATTGCGGGATTTCACACTAATGTTGGATGAGTCGTCGATGATCCAGAACGAGACCGCCAAACGGTCCAAGTTCGTGCTGGGATTGCGTCCCGCAAACGTCATACTGCTGTCTGGGACTCCGACGGGCGGAAAGTACGAGAAATTGTATTCCCAACTCAAGCTGTTGGGTTGGGATATCTCCAAGACCCTGTACTGGCGTCAGTTCATCAACTACCGCATCGATGACAGTTGCGGATTCCCGATGAAGATAGTCACGGGATACAAGAACATCGACCGCCTGAAAGCCAAGCTTCGGGAATACGGAGCCACCTTCCTGAAAACGGAGGATGTTATCGACCTTCCCGAGCAGGTGTTCCAAACGGTCGATGTGGAAACCACTGCGGACTATCGGAAATTCATTCGGAACCGCATCATCGATGTCAAGACCATCGTTGCGGATGATGGATTGACCTACATCAAGGACGACAAGCTGATCGGAGACACGACGCTGACCACGCTACTGTATGCGCGTATGCTTTGCGGACAATACAACCCCAGTAAGATTGAGGCGTTCCGCAGTCTGATCCAGTCATCGGATGACCGTATGATCGTCTTCTACAATTTCAACGGGGAGCTGGACCTGATCAGGAACGTATGCAAGGACGAGGGACGGCCCGTATCGGTCGTCAACGGTCGCGGTCGGGACCTGACCGCATACGAGACGCATGATAACAGCGTGACCTTGATCCAGTATCAGGCGGGTTCCATGGGGTTGAATCTCCAAAAGGCGAACAAAGTCATCTATTTCACACCGCCGTTGTCGTCCGAACTTTACGAGCAGTCCAAGAAAAGAACCCACAGGATCGGGCAGGGGAGAACGTGTTTCTATTATCAATTGACGTGCAAAGGGTCGGTCGAGGAACACATTTACGCGACTCTGGCAATGCGGAAGGATTTCACTGACAAACTGTTCGAGGTGATGAACGAATGAGGGAGGTTCTACCGATTTCATACGATGAGACCAAGCCTTTCCTATTGGGGGTCCATTATGCGCGTCGGATGCCGTGCATCCAATACGCCTTCGGATTGTTCATCAATGGCACGCTGTCAGGATGCGTCACCTACGGTCAACCCGCGTCCCCATCGCTATGCAAGGGGGTGGCTGGGGAAATCAATAGGAAGAACGTTTTGGAGTTGAATCGTCTGGTCATCACGGACGACACCGCCAATAACGCCTCCTTTCTGGTGGGTGCATCGTTGCGGATGCTCCCAGCGCATCGGTTCATAGTGAGCTATGCCGATATCGAGGGATGGGGACACGTCGGATACGTCTATCAAGCCACGAATTGGCTGTTCACGGGCAAGACGAAGAGTAGGACGGACAAGTATTCGGAATCGGGTCATTCGAGGCACTACGAGCCTGGGGAGACCCGTAGACAATACAGGACCGCGAAATATCGGTATGTGTTCCTGACGGGAACGAAGCGCGATCGGAAGGCGATGCTCAAGGAATTGAGATATCCCATCATACCAGAGTATCCGAAGGGCGAATCGACCCACTACGACACGAGCGATCCGATGCCGTTGAAGGGGGTGATTTGATGGCGGAAGAGAAAAACTTCGAAAACAAGGTCAAGCGTTTCCTCGAATCCCGCGATTGCTGGTATGTGAAATTCTTCGCAAACCGCATGACCAAGGCTGGTGTTCCCGATTTGCTTTGCTGTGTCAATGGGCATTTCGTCGGTGTCGAGATAAAGGCATCCAAAGGAAAGCCGTCGCCGTTGCAACTGTGGAACCGTGACCTGATCAGGGAATCGGGCGGTGTTGCGATAGTCCTATATCCCGACCGTTTCGAGGATTTCCAGGCGTTGGTGGATGACCTGATCCAGCATCCCGAGGCCGTGACTGTGGAATATCAGCGCGGATTCGATTGAGTATGTCATATTTTGTCATACGAAATATTATATACCTCCAGTCTGATATCAGTAACAGCGGGTGTGTGAGACACCCGATAGGAGATATGGAAAATGGCAGAAATCGAGACCTACGCAAGGACTGGAAACAGAACGTATACCATCATGGGTGGAAAGAGGGATACCACTTATGACAACCTCGCACAAGCGGTCAAGAGAGTTGGGAACCTTTACAAGCAGGGCAAGAGAATTTACCGCATCACGTACAACCTTGAAGCAGACAACTATTGCATTGGGGTTTACGATCAAATCTATGTGCCCAGAACGCCAGGATTTCAAATAACTGAATATCACACCGCCGTTGTTTACGAAAACCATCAAAAAGTTAAGATTCCAACGGTTTTGGTGTATATGAGTTATATACGCAAATATTGGGAAATTAGTCCCGTATCAAGGAGGGCATAAACCCTTTCCCAACATCTTCATCAAGGAGATATGAAAAATGAGCTATCAGATAATCCCTTGTGACATGAACGGATGTGTTGACATCACCAAGAACGGTGGAACATTCGAAACCCTTGAAGATTTCAGGGTTGGAATCCGCGAGTGGGCTAAAAAAGGCTGGACTTTTTGCGGTCTTCACATCTGGCACATGGGTTCCAATCTAGATCAGATTTATGTCAGGAGAAATTAAAATGGCAATCTGTCCGAGATGCGGGGAATATTACAACGATCACCCTGCGCTATCAAGATACTACGACATCGAAATATGCACGAACTGCGGGGTCGATGAGGCTGTTAGAAACTTTTTAGGTGCGAGACCTAGAGACCCCGAGGATTGGTTCGTGAACCCTACGGAGTGATGGATATGGGATTGATGGATAAGTTGAACAAGAAGATGGATGCGTGCATCGAGAAGGGTAATGCACGCGTGGAATACCACAGGCAGAAGTATGAGGCGTTGGCGTCCGTATGTACGGTCTCCCTGAACGAGATAATCGGTGGTCATGATTTCACCTGTAATCTCGCGGTCGGTCCCGATAAGGTCGTCATCACGCCGATCGAAGCCAAGCACGCATCGACGACCGAACTCCAAAGGACCGACATCCTAGAGGTCAGGATCATAGACACCAAACACATCGAGACGAAGGGGAAGTCCGTCGTCGGGCGTGCGGTCGTCGGCGGTGCGTTGCTCGGGGGAGTCGGTGCGATGATCGGGGGGATGTCTGGGATGAACCCGAAGGTATCGGAGGTCAAAGAGCCTCATCTGGTCATCACCTACCGCGATGGGGACAACCTGATGTATCGCGAATTCAGGAAGTTCCTGATGGATCGCGGTGTCGAAAAAGCGTACAAGGCGTTGATGTCATGAGATACAGCTATTCCCGTGTCGAATGCTTCAAGCAATGCCCGTACAAGTTCAAGCTGTCGTACATCGACGGCTTGACGACGGCATTCGACGGAGACCCCGCCGATCCGCTGATAATAGGATCGGCATTGCACAAGGGACTCGAAACCGACACGGAGACAGCCATCCGCGAGTATTACGCGAATTACCCAGTCATCAACGATCAGAACATCGAAGAAGCGATGAAGCTGGAATACATGATCGGGAAGGCACGCGAGGTCATGCCCGATGGAATGCACGAGGTGAAAATCAACGGACTCAAACCCGTCGAATTCCTCGGGTTCATCGACCTCCTAGTTCCGCTCGGGAACAATGAGTTCGACCTATACGACTTCAAGTATTCCAACAATGTGGACAGATACCTGGAATCGGGTCAACTGCACGTCTACAAATATTTCTTCGAAAAACTGAACCCTGGGATGAAGATAAGGAATCTATACTTCATGTTCATCCCCAAGGTCCAGATCAGGCTCAAAAAGACGGAGACTGTCGAACAGTTCCGCATCCGCTTGAGAAGCGAACTCGCGTCCAAAGAGGTGCGGGTTCAGGAGGTGGAGTACCAACCAGAGAAGGTATTGGGATGGATGGAAAGCGTCATCGAGATAGAGAATGCAACCGAATACCCAAAGAACCCGTCCAGACTATGTGACTGGTGCCAATTCAAACAATTTTGTCAAGACGATAACGAGGTGGATATCATGCAACTACCGAAAAACGAGAGAAGGAACATCGGAGTCATCGATAAGAAAAAGATATGGCTGTACGGCGCGCCTTTCAGCGGAAAGACGTACCTGGCCAACGAATTCCCCGACCCGTTGATGCTCAACACCGACGGGAATGTGAGATTCGTGGACGCGCCTTATGTCGCGATCAAGGATGTCGTCACAACCGAGGGAAGAATCACTAAGAGAACATTCGCGTGGGAGGTCTTCAAGGACACCATCACGGAGTTGGAGAAGAAGGACAACGATTTCAAAACCATTGTCGTGGACCTCTTGGAAGACACATACGAGTACTGCCGTCTGTATATGTACAACCAGTTGGGCATCACCCACGAGTCCGACGATTCGTTCAGGGCGTGGGACAAGGTTCGCACGGAATTCCTGTCCACGATCAAGCGTTTGATGAACCTCGACTACGAGAACATCGTCCTGATCAGCCACGAGGACACGTCCAAGGACCTGACTAGGAAGACGGGGGATAAGGTCACATCCATCAAGCCCAACATCAACGATAAGGCCGCATTGAAGATCGCGGGCATGGTCGATATCGTAGCACGCGTCATCGACGACGAGGGTACTCACATCCTATCGTTCAAGAACAACGAGGTCATATTCGGCGGTGGTCGCCTGGAGATTCCCGTGGCGGAAATCCCGAGCAGTTACGAAGGGCTTTGCGAGGTCTACAACCTAGCGAACGGCGGAAAGAGGCCCGTGAACAAACCGAAGGTGGAGGCCAAGCCTACGGAACCAGTTGCGGAGGAAAAGCCCGTAGAAGCCGTGGAAACCGCCACGAATGAACCCGTAGATGAAACACCCGAAACACCGCGCAGGAAAAAGAGAAGAGTTGCAACGGAGGAATGAAAATGGTTGATTACAGCAAATTCGATAGCATGGTTGACCTCGACGGTCTGAAAAACGACATCGCGGAGGCGAAGAGCGGGAATGTCGAGTATAAGGATGTCCCGCATGGAACCTACGAGGTCGAGGTCGAGAAGATGGAGCTTACCGAGTCCAAGAAAGGGGACCCGATGGTGACCATCTGGTTCAGAATCATCAACGGCGAGTTCGAGGGTTCCATACTGTTCATGAATCAGGTCATCACGAAGGGATTCCAGATCCACATAGTGAACGAGCTGCTTAGGAGCATGAAGAGCGGTCTTGATGTCGATTTCGAGTCGTACAGCCAGTATGCGAACCTCCTGATGGACATCCACGAGAGAATCGATGGAAACAGGGAGTTCGCACTTGAGTACGGCGAGAAAAAGGGATTCAACACATTCGGAATTGCCGAGGTCTACGACCTGGAATGAAACCGTCGGGGGTCCACCCCCGACAACAAACCATTTTGAAAGGATGAAACGTTTTGAAGATATCGATCAACGCAGGACACACCAAATCTGGCGCAGGATACGGCGCGGTGTCTGGAAAATACAAAGAAAGCGAGATTACGCGACTGGTAGCTAAGGAGTTGATGAAATTGTTGATAGCCAAGGGACATAAGGTCTACGATTGCACGGTTGATAGTGCATCGAGTCAGAATGTATATCTGGCACAATCGGTCAAGCTGGCGAATTCGGTTGACACGGACCTATTCATCTCCATCCACTGCAACATCGGCGGAGGATCGGGAACCGAGGTCTACACCCACAAAGGGAAGAAGCTCGACAAGGCGGTTCACGTCTGCTACGAGTTGAGCCGTCTGGGATTCCGCAATCGCGGTATCAAGGACGGTTCCAAGCTGTATGTCATCAGGAAGACCACGGCTCCCGCGATGCTGATCGAGCTGTTCTTTCTTGACGACAAGACCGATCGGACGTTGTACGACAAACTCGGTTGCAAGGGCATTGCCAAAGCCATCGCGGAGGCGTTCTAAATGAAACCATACGTCTATGAGATGCTGGACACCTACGGGAACACGGTCATAAGCAAGAAATTGTACAAACGCCTCGGAGAGAAACGTATCCTCGATATGCTCCGAGAACGCGGATATGATTGCACGATCGAGGTAGTCAAACACAAAGATGGAGATTTGGTGGACAGCGTGAATCATCAACGCAGATACACGAAAAGCGTGATAGTGAGGGTGAAATAGATATGAAAATCCTGTTGGTGAACGTCGATAGCCGTTGGAATATGGCTATCCGTCGCCTATACAATTACCTCAAGAATGATAATGAGGTCGAGATGATCGACCTCGGTTTCTCTGGATATCCGCATAAGAGAACGAAGGTCATAGATGCCACGGGATACGACCGCGTTTATGTCTCAAATATATTCGATATAAACAAGGATCGTGTGACTGTTGAAAATTGTTCATGGGTTCAGTTTGGAGGTATAGGTTCCAACAACCCTTCGTTGAAACTTCCACCTGAAATCGAGGACACCGACCCGTTCTATTTCGATGATGAAGACACCAGTTACGGATTCATCACTCGTGGATGTATCCGCAAGTGCTGGTTCTGCAAGGTCCCCAAATACGAAGGAGGTATGAAGTTCTATTACGATATCGAAAGGATTGTCAAGCATAAGAAGGTCAAGTTCCTCGATAACAACATCCTAGCCTATGAACGTCATTGCGAGGTATTCCAATGGCTCATAGATCATGATATTCGTTGCGAGTTCAACCAGGGGCTGGATTTCCGTCTGATCAATGAGAAGAACATGGAACTGCTGTCCAAGCTGAACTATATGGGAGACTACATTTTCGCTTTCGATGATCCGAAGTACCAACCGCTTTTAGACAAGAAATTGCTCATAATGAAAAAGTGGATTCCACAACCTTGGAAATTCAAGTTCTACATCTATTATCATCCAAGCATGGATATGCAACAGCTTTTCGACCGCGTGGAATGGTGCAGAAAGAACGAATGCAAGCCGTATGTCATGCGTGATATAGCGTGTTGGGAGACGGATACTGAAACCAAGGAGTTCCTTATCGATTTCGCAGCATATTGCAACCAACCCGCATTCTTCAAGAAGCAGACTTTTGAACAGTATCTGATCAATACGAGATATCCATATAAGAGCAGAGATTCGGAGCGCATTGTCAATGATATGACGATATTCAACACTTATTGCAGGAGATGATGATATGAATTGCTGGTTTTGCGGTGAAAAAATGATCTGGGATTCGAACTTCAACTATGACGAGGTTCATGACGAGGGTGAAGGGATCATCGCCTTCCTGCATTGTTCCAAGTGCGGGGCGGAATGTCAATTCTCCAAGAGGGATGATGAAGAATGACGCAATATGATGAAATCAAAACATTCATCGAAGCCTGTCCAGGCGCGACCCGTTTCATGATTCGCAAGAAGCTTCCGCATATAACGCACGAGAACGAGCTTCTGAAGCGTTTGATCGAATCGGGGGATGGAAGACGCGAACGGGTCGTGAATCCCGTCAGCGGACGCGAATGCTGGGGTTACTGGCTATGTTGATCTTCTACGATTTCGAAGTCTTCGAGTATGATTGGCTCGTTGTGCTGATCGAACCGTCCGAGCGCAAGGAGACGGTCATCATCAATGACCCGAAGCAATTCAAAGAGTTCTATGAGACGCACAAGGACCACATCTGGATCGGGTACAACTCCCGCAACTACGACCAATGGATTGCCAAGGGGATACTGTGCGAGTTCGACCCTAAGGAGGTCAATGACTGGATCATAGTCAAGGACCGCAAAGGGTGGGAGTTCTCCGACCTGATGCGGAATTATCCGATAAACAACTTCGACGTGATGACGTCGTTCCACGGGTTGAAGCAGTTGGAGGCGTTCATGGGGAACGATATCAGGGAAACCAGTGTTCCCTTCGACATCGACCGCAAGCTTACCGATGCAGAAATCCAGGAGACCGTCAAGTACTGCCGTCACGATGTTGAACAGACCATCGAGGTGTTCCTTCAACGGAAGAACGAGTTCGATAGCCAGGTCAGTCTCCTGAAGACGTTCAAGCTCCCTTTGAACTACATCGGGAAGACCCAGGCGCAACTCGCAGCCATCATCCTGGGTGCGCGCAAAAAGGAACTTTTCGACGAGTGGGACATCCGTCTCCCCGACACGCTTCAACTATCGAAATATCGTCATATAGCCGATTGGTTCATGGCCGACGAGAATCACGATGCGGACAAATGGATCGAGACGGATGTTGCAGGCGTCCCGCACGTGTTCGCGTGGGGAGGCGTCCACGGCGCGATATCCACCTACAACTACACGTGCAAGCCTGATGAGATAATGGTCATGGCGGATGTGGATCAGCTTTATCCGTCATTGATGGTATACTACAACTTGCTATCACGGGGTGTCAGCGAACCCGAGCGGTTCAAGGTCATCCTCGATACATCGTTACGGTTGAAAGCCGAGAAAAAGAAGAAGGAACGCGAACCGTACAAGCGTATCTGCAATATCACATACGGGGCAATGGGTGACAAATTCAATCCGATGTACGACCCGTTGCACAGAAACCTGGTTTGTGTCTTCGGTCAGGTGCTATTGCTGGACCTGATCGAGAAAATAGAGCCGTTCACCGAGCTGATCCAGTCCAACACCGACGGAATACTGATCAAGCTCAAACGGACGGACTTCGACCGCTTGGATGATGCGGTGTTCGATTGGGAGCAACGCACGCACCTCCATATGTCATTCGACTGCTACAAAACGGTCTATCAAGGCGATGTCAACAATTACCTCGTGATAGACTACGAGGGTCATAGCAAATCCAAGGGGGCATATGTCAAGAGTCTGGGGGACCTTGACAACGACCTTCCGATCGTGAACCAGGCGATAACGGCGTATCTGACCAGCGGAATCCATCCTAGGGAGACGGTCATGGAATGCGATGACCTCATAGCGTTCCAGAAGGTCGTCAAGGTATCCAGCAAATACGCATACGGCACGTTGAACGGTCGTAGGATGTCAGATAAGACCTTCCGCGTATTCGCGTCAAAACGCACGGATGACGGCATTATCGGGAAAGTCAAAACCGAGGGTGCGAACATCGAGAAATTCGCCAATACCCCTGAAAGGTGCTTCATCTGGAACCAATCCGTTAAAGATGTGAAAGTGCCTGATTATCTCGATCGCGAGTGGTATATCGACCTGGCTATCAAGCGCATCAAAGATAAATTCGGAATCGAGGTGTGATAATGTGGAAGTGAAAAGAGGGGACGTCATCTATCTGACGGGATATGAAGACGACCCGCGGAAGGCCCGTCCTTTCGTGGTCGTCTCCAACAACATCGGAAACCATTTCGGCACCATATGTCTGGGCGTCCCATTGACGTCCAGACATAAGAAATTGAACCAGCCCACGCATTGCATCGTCAAATATCACGATTCGATGGCGATGGCGGAGCAGGTCCACACGATAGACAAATCCGACATCGAGAATGTCGTCTTCCAACTGGATAAAGAGGATATGGATACGCTGGACGAGTGTTTGAAGGTCAGTCTGGCATTGATAAAGGGGTTTGATACACATGGCGACGTATAAGCTGCACAAGGGATACGTTCCGACCAAGGACAAGCGTTGCTTGATGTCATTCAAGGGCAGAGGGTCGGACGAGTTGTACACCTACGAGCAGGTATGCAACCTGCCCGAGTATGCGGGCATACTGGCGGACAACACCGTGCTGATCGATATCGACGATTACGATCAGTCGGAGAAGATGATGCGCATCGTGGAAGCACTCGACCTCAAATGTCGTGTGTACGAGACCACGCGCGGGAAGCATTTCCTCTTCATGAACAACGGTGTCCTGGACACGTGCAAGACGCATACGAAGCTGGCGATCGGCCTGACGGTCGATATCAAGCTCGGATGTCGCAACTCCTATTCGATATTGAAGTACAACGGGGTCAAGCGGAAAATCATCCGCGATGTCGCGGAGGACGAGGAGTACGACGTCGTTCCCAAATGGATGACTCCAATCAAGACCAATGTTGATTTCGTCACCCTGACGGCGGGAGACGGTCGCAACCAGGCGTTCTTCAACTACATCCTGACGCTCCAAGCATATGGGTTCACGATGGAGGAGGCGCGCGATTGCATCCGCATGATAAACTCGTTCATCATACCCGACCCGCTGGACAATAGGGAGATCGAAACCATCCTCCGCGAGGAGGCGTTCCAGAAACCCACATTCTACAAGGGCAAAGAGTTCCAGTTCGACACGTTCGCGAAGTACCTGGTATCAGAACATCATATCGTGAAGATAAACGGTCAGCTCCATCTGTACAAGGACGGCGTGTATCATGATGGATACCGCGAGATAGAGTCCGTCATGATAAAGCACATCCCGAACTTGAGCCAGACCAGGCGCAGGGAGGTATTGGCGTATCTCGATATCTATGTCATGGAGAACACCAAGACATCGGATGCGTCCCACATCGCGTTCAACAACGGCATCCTGGACATCGACACCGATCAGTTCACGGGATTCTCACCCGAGTTCGTAATCACCAACAAAATCGGACATGACTACAATCCCGACGCATACTCGGAGACCGTCGATAAGATGCTGGACAAGCTCGCTGTCGGAGACCGTGGGATCAGGATGTTGTTGGAGGAGGTGGTCGGATACTGTTTCTATCGTCGCAACGAGCTACGGAAATCGTTCATTCTGACGGGTGACAAGCGCAACGGTAAATCCACCTACCTCGATATGATCGTGAACATCCTCGGCGACGAGAACACGTCCGCATTGGATTTGAAGGAGCTGGGGGACCGTTTCAAGACGGCGGAGCTGTTCGGGAAGCTTGCCAATATCGGGGACGATATCGGGGATGAGTTCATCGCCAATCCAGCGGTGTTCAAAAAACTGGTTTCGGGTGACCGCGTGAACGTGGAGCGCAAAGGGTGCGACCCGTTCGATTTCAACAACTATGCCAAAATGCTGTTCAGCGCGAATAACATTCCGAGGATAAAGGACAAATCGGGCGCGGTCATGGATCGTCTGGTCATCGTGCCGTTCGATGCGAGTTTCAGTCCCGATGATCCAGATTACAACCCGAACATCAAGTACGAGCTTCGCCAGCCCGAGTGTTTGGAATACATGATCAGGCTGGGCATCGAGGGATTGAAGCGCGTCATCAAGAACCGCAGGTTCACGACGTCCAACAGGGTCATCAAGGAGATGAAGGAGTACGAGACGACGAACAATCCAGTTTTGCTATTCGCGGACGAGATATCGGAGGATGATGTGATCAATCAACCCACGAGGTCGATGTATTCCCGCTACTCCGAGTTCTGTTTGGCGAACAATTTCCAGCCGATGAGCAACATCGAGTTTTCCAAATGGATCAAGAGACGTTTCGGGATGGATATCGCGGTCAGGAAATTGGACGGCAGATCGATACGGATATTCGTCAAAAAATAAGCACCGAGGGGGAAGACCCCTCGGTTTTTTCATTTTCTCTTGAATTGTTCTCTTCTTCTGATGCTTTCGTACACCTTGCCCTTCTCGAATCCCTCGCGGAACGCCTTTCCGCAGGAGTCGCAAAAATAAAGGTTGACATCCTTGAACTCGTGTTCGGCTTGTCTCGGGCAGAATGAGCATTTCAATCTCACACCTTCTTGATATGATCCATACGGTGAATCTCCTTATGGCAATCCTCGCACACGGTCCGAAGGTTCAACGGATTGTCCGAACCGCCTTTACAACGGTACATGATGTGATGAACATGAAGCTTCGCACCTTCATCCCTTGTTTTCCCGCATATCGTACAGGTGTAATCGTCCCGATATAGAACGGCATCATGAACCGTTTGCCACCAGAAGGTACCGAAGAATTCGGAATCGGGGAGAACATCGGATGTGCCGTCTTCCAACCACGTACCCTTCCCCAACGCGTCGATAAGGGCTTTGGATGCGCGTCTTTTGTGCATCCTACGAATACCCATCTTCTTCGGGTCCTTGCATTCCATAATCGGAAGCCCGTTGATAAAACGGTCGTAGTCGGACGTCAATCTTCATCCTCCCGCACGATTTCTTTTCTGGACATCTGCCAGTCGCCACGCACGATGGACCAGCATCGTCGAATAGATCGGGTGCGACTTCCTTACATAGTGCAAGCATCCTATTGGCAAGCTCGCGGATTTCCCACTGTGCGCGGTTGCAGCATCTAAGATTGAAGAAGTGCCTAAGCTCACGCGCGTTCATGGTGACGATGATGTTGGTGCAACACGCATTAGGCAAGATATAACGCGCGTCTTCGGGATCGATTCCGTAGCCATCGTTAGGATCGATGTAATCCAGATAAAAGGCGTTGATAGTCTCCATAAGATGCGTATAATCTTCCAAAGCGTCGGAGTTGCTACGGATGCTTTCGGGAACCACGTAATCAAACTGATCCATCAGTACGTATCTTTGGCTTTGTTGACTGAACGAAGCCAGGCGATGCCTAACGAGTTGGTGCGTAAGGGCGCGGGAAACCCCCGAAACGGCGAATGTGAACGATGCGTGTTCCAGAACGCTTTCATGTCCCGATTCGATCGCGTGTTTCAACGCCTTGACAGGCTTGGGAATCTCATCCTTTCTTATGGTAACGGCTCCACCTTCGGGGATTTCCTCGCTTGTGCAGGTTCCCGCACCGATCGCACATACTGCGACGGGATTCGGCGTGTATGCGATAAGCTCGACCTTCATTCCTCGTCCTCCTGTACAACCGCCAGGTTTGGGTTCCCGTAAGCCACCAGTATCTGACGGACGAACGCATCAATGGGTCCCATATCCACCCAGACGCAATTCTCTTCCTCACGGAATATCTTCGTTTTCGAAATACGAAGAATGCAATTCTGTTCGTTGCTCATTCTTCCACCTCTTCGACGTCTTCTATCTCGTAGTCCCATTCGATTTCTTCATACACGTTGTCGCATACCCAATCACCCACGGCCTTGGTGATGGTGTCAACGTTGTTCGGATCAGCATCGACCTTGATGGTCTTGGTCATCGTGATTTCGACCGTAATCTCATATCTTCCGTGCGAATACATCGGCAATCCGTCCTCCTGGTTGCACCCCAGATATCCCATGTCACTCATCCCCGTGTTCGATCCTGGGTGCAAGCATCACCTCATAGTCATAATATCCGTCGGTCCAGGTCATCTTTATCGGATAGTCGGTGTCGAACTCAAGCCTCACCTTTCCAGTCATGACCTTGGCAATCATCTTCATGTAGTCGAGGGGGAACCTCGACACGCACCTAGAGCCGTCGTCCTTTCCGAGGACGATTGATACCTCGGTGTCAACGCCTTCCGCTCTCATCCGTCCATCCGCGATGGTGCAGTAGTCGCTGATCAACTGGCATTTCTCCGTTGCCTTCAACAACGTCTTGGCATCCGTCTCTATTACGGCGGACGTATCGAATATCGGCTTCTTGGGCTTGGGCAGACCCGCTTCATCCAAAAGCGGGAACGAGTATTCGCGGTTCTCGTTCGCAAGGACGTACCTCCCGTCTCTGATCGAGACATCGAAATCTTCATCCTCTATCTTCATCTTCAGGATCGTTTCGACATCCAACCCGTGACCGCATTCGACTCCGAACATCGGAGTCTGCTCGACCTCGCACATTATCACGCGGGCCTTATCAACCACGACGGGATAATCCATTCTAACCTCGTCCTGGAACACGTTCAGGACCTTGCACAATCCGTTCAATGCTTTTCCGTTCATCATCTTATCAACTCACTGAAAGGGTTTGATCAAAGTGGTTGCTCCCTTCTGACATCCTCGCCATGGTAGGTCATGTATATCTCATCGAAAATACCCATGTCAATGGAATCGACCTTCTGGTATCCAGGTGTCTGAAGGTATTGGTAATAGTCTGATGAGGACATGGAGATGTTGTACACCTCTCCGTGTCTACTCACCTCACGCTTCATCGATATGATGTGAAGACCAGCCTTTCTAAGCGCAAGGATGCGCTTCACCGCGCTTTCGATGTTATCGTAGGATATCGCGTTATAGTAGATTCCACCTTCACCTGTACCTGTGGGAACGATGTGGAACACGGTCTTTGTGTTGTATGCTCCGACAACCTTCCTGTTTCCCCTCATGTACGTGTCAAGCTTGCGGACGATCTCAATCTCCATGTCTTCATTACGGCATCCGACGACGTGGACCTTTCCGAACCTGTCCATCCAAACCTTCATACTCCCTATCGGGATATCCAGTTCTTCCGCGACCGATGGGGACAGATAGTATCTAACCTGTCCACTCTTAGGGTGGACCCAATAGTTTCCGATCTCTTCAACGGTGGGCATTCAAGCCACCTCGTAGACCCTGGCGACCGCTCTCCTCAGAGCCTCGGTCTTGCTGATGCTCTCTCCGAAATACTCGGCCCTGCCGATCTCCTCGCGCCAGTCCAGCTCATGCTCGTCCGCATCGTGTCCGACGGTCCAGGAGTTCCTGGAGAGATACTCGCTCGTCCAGATGCGGACCTTGCCTCCCTCCAGCCTGGACCATACCTCGACGTGGAACCCCGCAGGGACCCTGTTGATGTCTCTGACCGCGTTCCTGATTCCGATGACCTTGACGTTGTTGCTTGCCATTTTCCATATCTCCTGCGATGCTCTCGCACCGTCCGATAACTGTATCAGTCTGGTGGTATATAATACTTCATATGACAAAATATGATGAATACGGATGATTACTACACTTCGACTACACATGAACTACACTTGACGCGAATCAAGTGTAACCCAGTAGTCGGGATTTGATTTCGTTTAACGGGTTTATCCTATCGAATATCGGGATTGAATCCCGTTCAGCGGGTGAAAAAATGAGACGACTACACTTCTACACTTGAAACGTCGAGTCTTATAGAGATACTATTTTTTACAACGTCGAAAAAAATGAGTGTTTAAAATATATAAAGAGAAAAAGGGATGTGTAACCGTAGAAGTGTAACCGAAGCGTAGTCGCGAATTGCGATTATAATGGGTGAAGATTGTCCCAAAACGTGATATAATAAGAGGGTGATAAATCATTGAAAGAGGTGTTCATCTAATGGAATCATTCGAGTCCTATATCACACCCGAGCTGGCGGTCCTTATACCCGTGCTGTATCTGATCGGGGCATCGCTCAAACGCTACAAGAGTTTTGCAGACAAATACATCCCGATCGTGCTGGGTGCAACTGGGATTGTCATCGCCATGATCTATGAGTTCTCGGTGATGGGCTTCTCGCTGGATGCGGTGTACGCATCCATCATCCAGGGTATCCTCTGCGCTGGTGCGTCCGTGTACGTCAATCAGGTAGTCAAGCAGACGTCCAAGGACGAATGATGAGGGACGGGGGTTATGAGCGAGATAGAGTTCGTCGGGTTGTTCTTCCTCGTGGTGATTCCAGTCATCGCGTCGATCATAGCCCTCGTCAAAACCTTCACCACGCCGATGATAGAGTTGAACACCACGATGGTGGAGCTGAAGGAATCCATCAAGTCATTGCATTCGGACATGAGCCGTCAGGATCAGAGATTGGACATCCACGGCGATAGAATAGATAGTTTGGAACACGCGGTCACCGAGCATGGTGTCCGCATCAGTCACTTGGAAGGGAAGGTGCGAGAATGGCTAAACGCGGAAGACCCAATGCGTTTTTGGAGAAGATAGAGCCTAGGAAGGACGAGATCGTAGCATGGGTCAAAGCAGGGGCTACGAACGCCGAGGTCGCAGAGGCGTTGGGCGTGTCGTACTCCACTTTCATGGATCATTGTGCGAAGAACTCCGATTTTTCGGACTCCCTCAAACAAGCCAGACTTTCGGGCGTTCCCGAGGTCAAACTGGCTCTTTTCAAGAGGGCGGTGGGGTTCGAGTATACCGAGGTCAAGACGTCCATGAAGAAGGACGATGACGGGGAGATCAGGCAGTACGTCGAGAAGATCAAGCGGTACGCATTACCAGATGTCGGCGCGATCCAGACGTATCTAAGGAACAACACATCGGACTTCAGGGATAAGGCGAAGCTGGATTACGACTTCAAGAAGGACGAGTTGGAATTGCGCAAGCTGATCGCGGAACGCGAGAATTTTTAAGGACGGGAGGGATTAAAGGACTATGGCGAATCATGAGAAAGTATTCGGCATCTGTGAGAACAAATGCCTGGTGGAAACGATAACGAAGAGTGAATTCGAATTTATCAACGAAAAAATCATTCAAACGCCGAAAAAGATAACTGAAGATGCACCATACATCGTACCTGAATCGGGATCGTACACGATTCTTGCCATTGGTGGAGCTGGTGGAGGCGGTGGAGGCGGTGGAAGTGGGGAGGGACCATACTCTGGTCATACTAGTAAAGCTGGCTCTGCTGGAAAGGGTAGAAGTGGAGGTGCTGGTGGGAAAAATACTTCTATTTCCACAGTCGGGAATGGCGGAAATGGTGGGGATGGTGGATTCGGGTTCATATCATACAAAAGCGTAAACCTAGAAAAAGGAGACCAAATCACGGTTACATTAGGTCAATTGGGAACCGCTGGAAAAGGTGGGGCGGCGGCAACCAGTACTGGCTGGAGTTCTAATTCTGATGCCAATGGTAAACAAGGCGCAACAGGCTCAAATGGTGGTAACACCGTTGTTTTCCTGAACGGTACGAAGATATTAACGGCAAATGGCGGAAAGGGTGGAGCTGGTGGAGCTGGTGGAACTGCAAAAGCTGGAGGCTCTCGTTCTGGAACACCAGGCGATGGAGGTGCTGGCGGAAACGGTTCATACGGCGGAAAGGGTGGAGTTGGTGCTGATAGTACTACTGATGGCGGTGTAACTCTAGAGTCTAACGATGGATTGGCAGGAAAAACATACACGCCGAATAGCTCTAGTGAGTATGTATCGTCAACAGATCGCAATCCAAATATCACTTGGAAAACCAAGTTGAACCTATTCGGTAATACCTTTACCAATCTTAATAATTTAGCATCTAATACAGGAGTAGGTCAAGTATTCATATGTATAAATCCAATCAATTTCTCCGAGATATACCCACTTAAATAAACACCTTTTCAAACCTTTTACTCTTTTCGGAGGTTTTCTATGTACAATGATCTATTCTCTTTCTATCGTTCGAAGGAATGGGAATCATTGCGTAAGACCATCACCCTCGAACGGGTGGATCAGAACGGTGACCTTCTATGTGAATACTGTCACAAGCCCATCGTTCATCCATACGATGCCATATGTCATCACAAGGTGGAACTGGATGAGATGAATGTCCATGATGCCACGATAGCATTGAATCCCGATAACATCATGGTCGTACATCATCGCTGTCACAACATGATACACGACAGGTTCCAAGGTGCCAGGCAATCTGGGACCAGACATATCTACTGTGTGTGGGGGTCACCATGCGCGGGGAAGGCGCAATACGTCGAGGATAACGCGGGTCGCACCGACCTGATCATAGACATCGACAGGCTGTACGATGCCATGTCCACGGGCGAGTATCGCGGTGCGGTGAAGTCCAATGTCATGGCGGTCTATCGTTCATTGGTGGATATGGTGCGCACGAGGAACGGACGCTGGCGCACCGCCTGGATCGTGAGGACATTGCCATTGCAGATTGACAGGGATATGATGGTGCGTGACTTGGGTTGCGAGATGATCCACATCGACACGCCGAAGGGTGAATGTTTAGACGAGGCTAAGAAACGCGGTGGGGATTGGGTTCAATGGACCGAGGAATTCTGGTCGCGGTATCAGCCCGACGGGGAGTGACCTCCCCCCACCTCGTGGAATCATGGGCGGTCGCGGGTAC